CGTAAGAGCTTTTACCTTTGGACTGTAGGTGTCGATTCACCATCATAACCAAATTAGAGGCGAACCGAATGTCCGCCTCGCTAGCAACGTAATTCATAGACCAAGAACCTTTTCGACTTCACGTTGGTTAGTTGGAAGGGAACCGCCGTCACGCAGGTGATCAACGATTTGTTCGAAGTAGAACGCTGGGTCTTCGTAGCCAGCATCGGTTAGAGCTTTAGTGGCGTACTTGAAGAATAGTACCGTACCCATACCGCTGTTGTCGTTAGCTGCGGCACGGTAGGTTTTTGCGGAACGTTGGTTACTCATAATTCAACCTCTGTTTCAAAGTAGTGATCCCAAAAGAGCTTAGCAGCTGCACGACGACCTTCGGGTGTGTAAGCTGCGGTGTGATAGTCAAAGCCGCGAGAACGGGCAAAGTGTGCGATACGGAGTACGGTGTCGGACTCTAGCTCTGACATTTTGTCATCGTACATTATATGAGCTTCCATGTAAACCCCCTAAATGTGGTTTGACCAAAATTCATTCCACATTTCGTGGATGGATTCGGTGATGTACTCGACATCAAGGTTAAGGACATTGTGCTCACGAGCCACCTCGAGACCGCGATCTACGGCCTCTGAGAGGTCCTCACACTCAGGAATAATGTCTACGACATATTCCCAGACCTGGTTTTCCAGGTCCATAGCGAATTCTTTCATCATACCCACAGTCTTTCTCCTTAAATCATCTTCAGGTCATCAACTTCTACAGCTTTTAAACGAGCAGCTGCACGCTCTTCCTTCTCTGGGTCCCAGGTCTCGATATACTCAAGAGTATTTGGACCACGCTCCAGGATTTCTTTCCACGCAGAATCCATGGTATTAACTTGCACAAACTCGTCAGAATCTTCAAACTTGATGAAGATCATTTCTTGACCAGTCATATCAACACGTTCAATCATCATATTATCCTTAGTCAGTTGCAGCGTCAATTGCTTTGAGTTCAGTTACACGGCGGCGAATAGCATAGTCAGCATCATTGAGTTGACGAATCCATGCGTGGTCAATCTTACGTTCCTTACATTCTTCAGACATACGCCACTGAGCGATAATGCCAGCAGCTTGTAGGAGTTCAGCTTCAGAACCTTCAATCACACAGACGTTGTCTGCAATGATACGGTTTACTAGATTTTCCATCATATGATGTCCTTGTGTTTGTGTATAGTAGTAATATAATCATTCCTACGCAAAAGTAAACCCCCAGAGTGATTAATTCCGGGGGTTGTGATATTTTGGTTACAGACCATTAATGGTGTTGTATTCGGCTTCGAGTTTTTCTAAGTCGGTAAAGGAACCCGAGAATTCGTAAACTGGGTTACCGCCGGCTGGTCCAACTTCCATGATCATTTTGGCGTCGCAGTTAAAGAGTGCGGCGAAGTCATGAACCTGTTGTGGGGTGGCTTCGTGGGAGATGTCGAGGTGTACGGAAAAACTGGAGTAAGACATAATGTATCCTTTCTGTTGAACTATCCTTTGTACAACATCTACGATACAATGTAAACCCCCTTATCGCACAAAATGCAAACTTTTTTCAACAATGTCGATATCTTCAGGATTATTCACTTCCCAAAAGTCAAAGTGCAGGGGATTCATCTTCATACAGTGAATATGATATCCGTTGTCGATAAACCGTAGCTGTTCTAATCCTTCAGTACGTTCCAGCGCTGACTCTTGCATCATCGAGTATTCAAACAAGGCTTCTGGCTTGTATGCGTACATACCAATATGATAGTACATAGGAATCTTTTCTGATGATGATAGTACGTTAGTTAGATTAGCGCCATAGGGAATCATCTCTTTAGAAAAGTAGATTGCTTTGTCATCTGTATCAGTTACCACAGTTGTACCACCTGCTTTACCCTCTGCTCGACAATCTAGGAATCGTTCTGCGGTTTCCACATTCATTCGGAATGTTGGGGTGATCACATCAAATGGTTTATCAAAAGCTGCCATCCGCTCATACTCCTCCATCATCATACTGAATACGTAGTCAGGGATAAGTGGCGAATCACCTTGAAGATTAATTACATAGTCAAACTCTTGACTAAACTCTTCACCATGCTTATCAATCAGTTTGACCATTGCTTCTGCTACACGCTCAGTACCATTCTTGTGCTCCGGACTAGTCATCACGTATTCTTGATTGATCTTAATGCATAGGTTAGCAATCTCACGATTATCAGTGGCAACATAGACAGGCAGACCAGTACGCTTACCAGTCTCGATGGTCTGTTCCAGTACGGTCTTGTCACCCAGCTTCTCTAGCATCTTGCCGGGGAATCGGCTAGAGTTATACCGTGCAGGAATAATAATAATTGGTTTTAGTCGCATTAGTCAATCCCCAGTGCATCACACAGAGTACGAATGTCTCTGCATACCATTTCAAATTGTGGAAGGTTTAGGCTGTTTGGTCCGTCAGATGGTGCGTTGTCGGGATCAGGATGAACCTCGACGAAGATGCCATCTACATTTTTGGTTGCAACAGCGGCCCGAACAAGAGCGGGTACATAATCCCGATTGCCACCAGAACTAGTCCCATTGCCACCGGGTTTCTGTACAGAATGAGTGGCATCAAAAATAAGGGGAGTAGAATAGCTGTCAGCAATGTACTGAAGACCCGTAAAGTCATTAACAAGGGTATTATAACCAAAGCTAGTGCCACGTTCAGTAATCCATACATTCTCGTCTCCAATCTTGCTAATAATGCCGGCGACGTCCCATGGTGCTAGGAACTGACCCTTCTTTACGTTAACGATCTTCCCAGTGCCTTTTGCTGCCAGTAGTAGATCAGTCTGCCTGCATAGAAAAGCAGGGATTTGTAGTACGTCGACAGAACTCTTGATCAGAGCTGCCTGACCTGTAGTATGTATATCGGTTACGATCTTACATCCAAGCTCTGCCTTAATCTCATCAAAGATAATCATGGCAGATTCTAATCCCACACCACGCTCAGATCGAAGTGACGTACGATTCGCTTTATCGAAACTTGCCTTAAAGTAATATTCTAAACCGTATTTCTCTGCAGCATTCTGACAGAATCTTGCCACGCCTAGTGAGTTTCTTTCTAACTGGCATGGACCAGCAATAATTTTCATTCTCTATTCTCCCAGGCTTCTTCAAAGCCTTCATCATTCACTTCATGATTATGCCATACCCTTTTTGTATAGCTTGTTAGTATATATTCAATGTCACTATCCGTGAAGTGCTCAGGCATCAGGTAACCCTTAACCATCCAAAATAACCTAGCTGCTTCCTTTCTCTTACTCACTAGGTAATTCTTTATACCAGTTTTTCAAGAATGGGAGATGATCCTTAAGAATCGTTGCACACTTATAAGCAACTTCACGGTGTTCCTTCTGGGTACCATTGCCACACCGTAGTTCACAATAGTGAATCCAGGAACGAATGCTGCCTTTCATGTACATGCGAGATTGCATATTACCTTCTGGCAATACTGCACGTGCTTGTTCCTTGGCGATACCGTTTTCAATTGCCCACTTATATGCAAGGTTTGCTTCATGAACGATCTGTTTTTGTTTGGCTTCCCATGCCCACTTCAGTTCATCATCATCCGTCTCAATGGAGTTCTGGCGATTCTTCTTGTCCTGCAGTCGTGCCTCACGCATGTACACAGCCAAATCCTTAGTGGGATCAGCATACCGTTGACTAAACTCTTGAAATGAAAATGAACGGTGACGAAGAATCTGACGAGCGATATCACGTGTCGTATTGATCTCCATCACCATATCAACCATCTCGAAAGGCGACCAATGCTTGTGCTCAATCAGATAACTCAGTAGTTTCTCCGATGGAGCTGTACTATTCTGATTGTTGGGGTTGGAGACTCGAGCACAATACACGATCAAGTCTTGTGCAGACATCTTCTTGCCTGTACCATCTTGATAAGCATTGATCATGGAAGAGGTGATGCCAACAGGAAGAACGGTTTGGTTCATATCTTAAAGTCCTTAAATTTATCGCCAGAAGGGGTTTTATCAAATACCGGTACGCCATCATCAATGACGTCTTGGTGAGCTTCGCCTACGTCGTATAGTCTCATCTTAGACCTATCTATACCTACCACAAATCGCTTATGCTTACCAGGATCGTTGTATCGATTCTTCAACTGCTTAATAGAGATGTGCCCAGCTTTCTCCATCTCTTCATTCGAGATAAGTGCAAACATCAAATCGGCAGTAGCAGGTAGACCAAACGATTCAGAGGTATCTTCCAATCCAGGATCAGAGCTACCGTAACCAGATCGGGTAGTCTGCGTTGCACTAACCAGCGGAACATTAAACTCTACTGCCAAGCCACGTAGTTCTTCTGCAATAGCTTTGACGTAGGTGTAGGAGTTGATCGCACCACCCATCGACTTCATACGTGACGATGCACAGATGTTTAGATAGTCGATAAAAATAATATCTGGCTCGAATGAACGCTTCAACTTCAGTTCCTTGAGGAGTGCACGGAAGTGACCAACGTGTGCTGCACCTGTTGGATACTCTTTTACAATCAGCTTACCAATAGTCTTGCTCTTCAGATTGTCTACCTTTTGCGTAAACATAGGCTTAGACATTTTATCCAGTTGATCGATAGGAATGTCAAGGAGGTTAGCATCGATACGTTCAGCAATGCGTTCCTCTGCCATTTCCATAGTAATGTACAGAACGTTCTTACCTTGTAGAAGAGCGCTAGCACCAACGTGACACATAAACAAAGACTTACCAACGCCAGTACCTGCCAAAGCAATGTTTAGGGTCTTGTCGGGCAAACCACCTTTGGTAATTTCATTCAGGTAATGTAAGTCGAATGGGATTCTTTCTTCTTTACGGTTATAGAAGTCGAATCGCTCTTCTGCATTGTCGATATAGTCGTGACCTACATTCGAATCGAACGCAACACCCAATGCTTCAGACAGAATATCTGGAATAGCATTCTTGGTTAGCTTGTCATCCTTGCCATCCAGGATATCGATAGACTTCATAATGCCGATATGCAGTGCACGTTCCTGGCACCACTTCTCAGTCTTCTCTAGCAAGAAGTCTTCGTCAATATCCGTGGGTGAAAAGATCTCTGGAAGCATTGCCGAGATCTCAGTGAACATATCATCAGACATTTTGTCATCTTGTTCAAGATCAATACGGAATGCTTCCAGAGTAGGTAGGACATTGTGCTTATCAACAAACGAGCCAATCTGCTTGAAGATAACTTTCAGTGGACCTTCAAAGTAGTTTGGCTTAAGAAAAGGAATAACCTTACGCAGATAGCTTTCATTAGTTAATAGGGATCGTAGGATAGTTCTGTTTAGGTTATCGCTCATCTAGTACCGCTGTTCCATCATCTAATCCAGTTTCAATAGCAGCCATTAGTACATCACCAAAGTACTGACCAGCTTCCTCGTCATTATAGTCGTCTGGAAGTACGGTTTCATTCAGGATGTGATATGCAAATCCTAGAGTAACATCATCTTCACCTTCTTTTGCGGTGTCAATAGATTCTAGTTTAATCTGCGTATATCGAACAATCGTTTCTTTGTACTTGCCAGTCAGTAGGCGAATAGCCCATTCAGGCTCTTCAGAGATACCTACGTATTCGTAGTCTTCGTCTAACTTAATTTTCGATTTCTGTTTCATCTACAATTACAACCTCTTGATCTGGTACCATACCAACACGGTATTGTTTCTCAATAAACTCTTTGAACTTATTAGATTGAATTATATCATACCAGAAGTCTTTTGTTAACTCTTTTTGCCTAAAATTTTTCCCATCTATTTCGCCAGTTTCTTGGTCGACTTTGGCGTACCAGCCTTGTTTCGGTTTGACGACGAACTGACCTGCCAGAGCCACATCAAGTAGACCGGAATACTCATCGATGCCACCTTCCCAAGAAACCGTGATAGGAATGTTGGATTTTTCACGGACATATCTAGATTTCTCCACGTTGATTACAAAGTCATATCCGGTAACCTCAGTGCCCACTTTGTTCTGCCGACGACCAATGATCCAGATATTATCTGCTGAATAGTAGATGCCTGTACCGCCAGACACGATTGCCTTGGGGAACAAACCCATCTCTTGATATGTATGGTTGATTGCTAACATCGGAATGTCTTTCATGGTCAGGTACGGTGTTGCCATACGGAACAGACCTTTGAGTGCCTTAGCACGTGACATATCTGCCACAGACTTTTCGTTGAGGGTATCCTCTAGTTCCTTCTTGGATGCTACGTTACCAATAGAGTCAATGATAACGATAACTTTGTCATCACGGTCAATCTGCTCTAGTTGGTTAATAAGGTCGAACTTAAGTTCTTCGACGTTGGTAATAGGCGTGTGGAGTACACGATCAGTATCAATATCAAAGTTCTGGAAGTATTCTTGTGGAGAACCAAACTCAGAGTCGTAGAACAGCATCACAGCTTCAGGATACTTCTTCATATAAGCTGATGCGATCTTTAGAGCAAACGAACTCTTAAAGTGTTTAGATGGACCAGCAAGAACTGTAAGGCCTGGAGCGAGTCCGCCTTCCAGTGAGCCAGACAGTGCAACGTTCAGCATGGGAACGTCAGTGGGAATCATATCTTTGTCAGTAAAGAACTTGGACTTAGACAGTACTGCAGTGTGACTAAGTTTAGAATTCTTTTTAAGCTTATCCATAATGGACATGGACAATCCTTTCATTTAACGTTAAGAAAAGCATTCTACCATATTTTGAAGGGGAAGTAAACTATA